TGGGAACATCTTTATGATCTTTTCCAGTCCAGTTGAATTCCCAAACCCCCCAAACTTGAGGAGCTAATCCAGTGTTTGGATCTACATTATGTGTTTTTTGTGCATTTGCTAGTATTTCTGCATAGTTTCCTTCAATTTCAATTTCTTTTGGTTTTAATTTAATTGGATCAACCCAAGTGTCGGATGCAGGACTTAACTCAATAGCACCTTTCCAGAAACTTACTAGGAATGGAGTTACACTTTCAGTACGAGTAGCAAATTGTTGCTTTAACCATTCAACTTCTGTGTAGTCTAAAGTGACAATATCTCCAGTTTTTCTTACATTAATTCCTTCAACGGGCTCAACTGAAAGATCTGCTGTTGGATCTGGGTTTATTACAGGACCTGTTATTAAATCAACAGATGTTGTATAGTGGCTTGGTCTTATTTCTCTGTTTCCTTTGTCTATGCTATTTTTTATAGCAACTCCAGTTTCTTGTGTTTTATACCCAGAGAAATTATCTACAAAAAATCCAGATTTAAATCTATTGAAACCATCAGAATCGGGTATAAACAAAGATTCTGTAGTTGTTTCTAGAAGAGATAGAGTTGTATAATACTCAAGATTTTTAATTCTTGTCTCAAGTTCACGTATATCTGACATTCTATATCTCTTATATTCTAAGAACTTTATAGAAGCATCGGAAGGTTGATATAGGTATGGTGGTAAAGTTATTGAAGCTATTTCAATAGAGTCATCTACATTGACTGGTTTCTTTGGATTATCTGCTGGAGTTCCATACTTAACTTGGAAAGTTCCATCTTTTGATAAAAAGATTCTATCTATTCTTCCTAAGTAATATGAGAATGAAACCAAGATTGTTTCATCGGAAGCAAGAATATTTGCAGAACTATTTCCAGATTGATCATAAGATCTTCCTTTAAACTCAAAAGGAGATCTTGCACCTTCACTTAAAGAAGGAGTTGAAACTACTGGTCTTATATCAAGAATATCACTTCTCTTTCTTCTATTAAATATCGTTAGATCTGTTTCATAATCAAATGTGGAGTACGAATTTACTGTTGTTATGTCACCATTATCTGATGTATTATAGTAACCATTTGAAAAATAAATTTTTATTTTCTTAGATGGCTCTACAGAATCTGATTTTCTTGAAATATATCCATAGTCATAATGCGTTGCTTTTTGACCATTACTAAAAGTAAAGTTTGAAGATATATCAGAACTAGGAGCATCCAAAGTAGTAAGAGTTCCTTCAACTGTAGATTCTTCAAATCTAACTCTTTCACCTTCTAAAAATCTTGTTTGATTTGCATATATGAATGATAGTTGAGTACTCGTTAATCTTTCTGCAACAATAGCAATAGCACCGCTATTTTGACCAACCATTCTCTCACCAATAACAATATCTCCAGTGGTTCCTGTTGAACCATTCATTGAAGTTAAGACTGCTGTTGGGCAGGAGGGGTTAGTTGTATCTAATGACTCATAAATTCCAAGAATTTCGGTAACATCTGGATTGTTTAGAGATATTTTCTCATCCTGCACCCTTGTTCCATATGCATAGTTACCAAAAGTAAGTCCATCGTTAAAGGTAGTTCCACCTATTCCAGATCCCTGATACTTTGATTTGTCAACTAATATTGAATTAACTCTATTCTTTAATTTTGATTTTGCTGATGGATTAACCTTTCTTAGAGTTGCTACTAAAGATGCACCTGTATCATTAGATCCAAGACCATAAATTTGCAGTTGTGTTCCTCCAGACAAGAACACTAGTTTATTTGATGCCAGATTTTCAAATGTTCCATCACTTCTTACTAAAGAATAACGAGCATCTGAATATGGTAAAAATGTTTCGTTGGTTCCAGCTTCCACTGGAGCAGAAATTTCATTATTTACAATATTGACCGTAAAGGTTTTTCTTATAGTTAGAACTGCATTTGCTAAGTCAACATTAGAAATGTTTGTTCCTGGTAGAGGTGTATATAAAGTTGAATCTGTTGAAGTGTCCAACTTGGTGGTCATTACTCTAAAATCACTAACTTCAATAGTGCTTGAAGTTGGTAAAGCTCCTTCATTTATTCCAGATGTAGTGACAACTCCAACAATTTCAATAGAAGTTGTTCCAACAGAAACAACTCTTCCTAAAAATGGATCAACTAAACTTGGCGTTGTGTAAGATACTAAGTTATTTTCTTTAACTACAGTCCCTGGAAAAAGGGTATTTGGCGAAATAACCTTGCTTGTGCTTTGTGTATTACTAAAAGTAACAGTTTCTCCATCTATAGTTTGAGAAACATTGTGGAAAGTTATTGCTGCTCCTGTTACAACTGGAGATAATCTTGGGAAAGTTACTGCAAGTCCGGATGATACAGGGAAAGCTGATGTGTATGCAGAACCGATATAAAATACAGTTCCTGAAGTAGAAACTTGGGCAACGGGAACATTGGTTAACGCGGCACCTACACTTACGGAACTTCCTATAGAAATGATTGATGAAAGTGCTATTGGTGGATCAATAAAAATAGCAGTACTTCCAACACCAAGAGTTTCATTTAGATTTACTGTTAATGAAGTAAGTCCAACAGTGTGACTTGCTCCAATAACAACAAACGTATCTCCAATAGCAACAATTGGACATTGAGTTGTAAATGCAATACCAGAATAGGAAGCTGTTGATCCTCCAGTAAAAGCAATAGAAATTCTTGATTGAGAAGAATTTGCTGCTCCAACAACAAAATCTGGAACTGCCCCATCAAAATATATTGTAGTTGATCCAACCCCAACTGTTTGCCCAACTACAAGAGACGATGTTTGTGTTGATATTCCCGGTGCAGTGTTTCCTATCCCTATTTGTACAAAAGTAGCTCCAACAGCAACAATGGGAACGTTCGTGAGAGCAGTTCCTACACTAATAGAACTACCTACAGAAACTCCTTGAGTATTATTAACAAAAAATACTGTTGATCCAACACCAACTGATGATGAAAGATTTGTATCTAGTATGTTTATATTTCTGAAATACTTTAGGGGAGCAATAGTTGCTAATCCAACATTGAAACCTACAGATGGTATTACATCCGCACAGAATGTAGATATTCCAGTTAGATCAGTTCCATTATAAACAGATTTTACATCTGATAAAGAATAGTTTGTAACTGCTGTTGCTATTCTACTGTTAACTAAACCGTCAATGATTAAGGATTCGTTTGGTATAAAGTCTCCAGACCTATCATAAACGGTTAATGCTATTCCAGATGTAACATTTTCTTTCAAAAATGCAGTCGCGCCACTATTAGAACCCTTAATAAAAGTCGGAGTTTCTAAAGTGATTGGTTCATTTAAAGTTATCTCAGTTATAGTTTGAACATCATAAAGAGAAGATGCCCATTGATTTAAATTTGAATTTGAAGTATTATAAGCGCCAGAAGTTAATCTAAAATCATATACTCTAGCAAGACCTATTTCTTTTCCTGGAGTAATTGTAGTAGATGTACCTACTCTCTCGTCACGCAAACTTACGTAATAATTGTTTCCAAATCCTATTGTTGGTGATCCTTTTACTTTGTGAAGTAAAAATGTTGGTCCTGTATTATAATCAATTGCTTGATTTTCTACGGTTTTAGTCGTTTTTGGTTTTGGTACGTCAATGAAAGTTGGACTGATAGTTTCAATTTCATATCCACGAACAAAAGCTCTTCCTGGAGAGATTTTATATATTGCTAAATCTTCCGATGGAGTTGATCCACCATATGTAAATTGATTTGCTTTAAAAATTCCTCTATTTCCTATACCATTATCTAAGGATTCTTCTACTGTAATATTAAATGGATTAACGCAATAGTCTCCAGATTCTGCATAGGTTCTCCTTGCTAATTCATCTGTGAGATTATTATACAAACTTGAAGTTTTTTTGCTTCTTAGTACACCATTAACAATGGTTGCCAGTTCTACAAAGTTATTATCATTAAAGTCATCTAAAGCTTTCTTGAGTAAAGAAACACTTATTTTTAATCTATCCGCACCTGGTGCAGAATAGTTATTAAATCCTTGAGAATTATCTTGGAGAGTTTCATCTTGAATAGAAGTTACAATTTGCTCATTAATAAAAAGACCAATTCTATAACTAGGCGTGTTTGTATATTGATCTAAAATTAAAGTCTCTGTATTTACATTTACAAACTGACCTCTAATAAAATAAACACCTTCTGTGATAGTAAAAGCTGATCCAACAGAGGTGGCATTATTTGCTATTGTGGAAGCAAATGGCGTTCCAGGCGCTATAATTTGATTTCCAAGTAAAGTTGAGTTAATTGGTTTATTTGAAGTTAAGTTTTCACCATCTGAAAACTGTTGAGTTGAATTATTCTGAGTGCTTGAACCAATATAACTTACATAAAGAGTTAAATTTCCTCTTTCAGAAACATTTGCAGGAAGAATTTGTTCTACCGTTGCAGTTACTCCTGAAGTCTGACCAGTTATTTTTGCTCCAATCAATTGATCTGCATAAGCAGAAACTGGAACTCCAAGAAAAGTGTTTTGTACTTCTACTGCATAGTATAATGCGTTATATGCAGTATTTCCGGGTATTACTTTTGCGCCTTCTTTGAAGAAGTGTTGACCAAACCTTTCAATCTGATTCTGCAGTATTGACTGGAGTGTTGTTAGTTCTCTAGCTTGAACTGGAACTCCAGGTTTAAAAAGAACTCTGTGAAAATCGTTATCGGCATTAAAATCATCAAAATATGGAGATACATTAAGATTTGTTTGTTGTGCCATAATTCTTTAGAACTGCAAAATGATTTTAATATCTTCTTTTTGGTTTGATGACCTAGTAACTGCTGGTCTATTGTCAACGTAAATTATATTTCCAGAGTGTTTTTTAACCTCGGGATTAGCCAAACCAGATGCAAAAGTCTGACCCAAGTAGTAGGTTCTATTATTTATTACTGTTGAAATACCACTAAAAGTGGAGTCTATTGCAAGAACTTCTGATCCGCCAGCAATATTTAAACTACCTCCAGTTGATGGAGTTGAAGTAAATTCAACACGATCAAATCCATACTTTGGATTAGTTTGAGCAATTCCAGCAGTGGTAAATCCACTCTGAGCTCTATCTTGCCAGTATTTTAGAACACCAGTTGTTTGATCATAGTTTATTACTCTACCAACAGCAGTTGTTCCAGTTGCGACAGTTTGAGTAACTTCTGCATCATAGTTAAAAGTGACTGTGCTATAAGAAGCCCCAACAAGTTTCAATGCATTGACTGCACTTGCCTTGAGAGATGTCAAAATTGCCGTTGAGTTGTAACTTAATGGATTTTCTACAAGACCAACTCTAGCAAATTCGTTGCCTGTAATAAAGTCAGGATTCTGGGGATCATTTTCTATTCTAGAATATAGTAAAACATTATATGCACCAAGTTCTCTGTAAATGTCCTTTCCATGACCACCTTTGGGTGGAATAATAACATTAAATGTTGGTCTAGTAGTTCCAAGTGGGACACCACCAGCGACTAAATCTAGATTGCCGTAAGTATATCCGGACCCTTGACTAGAAACTACAACAGAATTTACTTGCTGGTTATTATCAATAAAAACAGTGCATTCTGCACCAGTTCCATCTCCTTTTATTGGAACTCTAGTATAAACTCTGTTTGCTGTTCCTAAACCTACACCTTTACCAGTTACTAAAACAATTTTGATTGATCCATCAACTGCATTGTCTCTCACCGCTGCATTGTCTGTTCCAGTTTCCCAATCGGAAGGAACTGGCATATAATCAGTAGATTCAAACTTTGTCACTTCACTTGGTTTAATAGTATACAAATATTTCCAAACATATCCATCACTACTAGTTCCTGCTGCTCTTGGTTCTAGATCTGTAAAATCTGGTTGATCTAATGAAGATCTTCCCAATGGATTATCTGGATCTGTTCCATTTTGCAGGCAAATATACACTCTGTAATTCTCATTGATTACAAAATAAGATGCAGAGTATAAACTAGTTGCGCCTGATTGTGGAGCTTGGTTTGCTGAACTGTAGTCATGCCTATACATTTCATAAACAGTTCCCGAAGACCAAAATCTTTTAGGAACGACTAACCTAACGTCACTGGCAACTATTTTTTTCAATGCAATCATTGAGTCCCAATAACTATTCTCCTGATCAAAGTTGTCCTTTGGTGAAGGGGGACTAGTATTCCAATTAGTTTGATAATCAGAAGAATTGGGAAGACCTATAAAACTATAGTATGAGTTGGAAGTATTTGAAACTTCATTTACAAAATTTTTGGCGTTTAATATTCTAATCTGATCAGTTATAATTGCAGCCATTTGACGGTATTTTTTTAGTTATTTATTACGCATCTTAGATGGTATTTACGTTCATGTGACAATATTGAGAGTTCCAACCATACCTGCGTGGTGCGTGCATTGATAAACTAAAGTATTTGGAGCATCAAAAGGAACATTGAATATTTGTGTTCCATTTTGAGATCCACTCAAGAATGAAGAAGTATATGCGGATCCTCCACTGCTTGTGCGAATAGCAAATGGATGACTACTTCCAGTAGAGTTTTCAAAAATGTAAGTGAATCCTCTGTGTAAATAAAGAGTTGGATTATCGGTGCTATTCAATACTCCAGGACCAGCGAGTCTATATGCAGAAGATCCACTTGAGGTTATATAATAT